GTCCACGCTCAAGCAGGTAGTTAGCACCGAGTTCCATCTCCCTGTAGAAGCGAGGGATGTATCCGGATCGTATCATCCACTTGAGGAATCCTGATACTAGTTTGCTGCGGGCAATGTCTCCACTCTCCACGGGGAACGCTCTGACGTTAGCCCTCTTGAGTGCAGAAATAAATAGGGATGCAAGTTTCGTGATTCGTTCATCAATGAGGTGGCACTCGCTATCGCTAGCACCTTCCCAAGGGAATGCGTCCGAGCCATGCTTTCGGTGATCGCGGCTCTTGCCCGGCCACCAGTTGCGCCGGTCGTCGTAGCTCGTACGACATAAATCAAAGTATGCTTCAAGCTCCGTTATAGTTTGCTCGTAAGCAAAGCGGAGTGTTTTAATGTCCGGCTCAGTCCCCACATAGGTAAGAGCGTTTGAAATATTATCGTTCTGCATTTAGTCTATTTTTAATTAGTTGAAGCATACTCGCCAGATGTGTTCTGGAACTGCCTATCTTATCACATAACTCTATGTTTGTCATGGGAACTTTGGACTCATGCTTTACGTGCCGCTTAAAAGTCTCCCACATTATTAGCCGATCCCTGTTCTGCTGGTTCCATTTGTAATCCAGCGTCAGGTTCTCGTCCTCGACCTCTCCAGTCTCAAGGTTCCGAGCATAAAATATCTTTGTTCTATCAACCTTTGACATAGCGATAGCTGACTCCTGTTTCTGATTCAATCGCCTCAAAGCAGATGACCTTACCTAAGAATCTGTCCTTCAACCTGTTAGGCAATAGGACTGGAACCTTTTTACCAATCTCTACGAAGTGAACCATGTTGAACCGAGGGTTCGGGCAAATGGATAGCACCTTGCCTCTGAAGTGCTTAGGGATTATTTCGTTGATGAACATTCCGTCGCACAGGATGTCCTGGCCCTCTGGGCTGATCCAAGTGTTTTTGCCTTTCCCGCTGATGTATTCAGGGGGTAGTTTTTCTTTAGCTATTTGTAGGGCTTCATCAAAATCAGTATTATGATATTCGGTGAACTCAGTTAATTTAATTTTCATTAGTATCCTCCTTGTTGTTTTCTGGTTATCCCCATATCGGAGGATGTGAAGTAGTCCGGACCCATACCGCCATTTGACATTCGCAAATAACGGATGAGGTCAAAAAAGTCCTTGAGTGCTTCGTCCGCTTTGCCGGCAGCGTTGTAATTAATCATGCTCTCAATAAGATTCCCGCAGTCCTCATGCACGTAGCACCTAGGTCTGTTGGCGGGATCAAGGTCATAGTTCGGATTATAAAAGAACCAATCGTCCAGGCTTGTGTTACCGATGCCCTCCTGTTGTCCGTCGGACGGTGTAAAGTTCATGCCGAAGTCATAGAAGGCCGTGAATAGATCCACATTGTTTTCATTCTCCTTAGCAAAGAACCTGGAGTCACCTATACGTTCCGTGACCTCGATACCTAGCTCATCTTCTATGTCCTCAAACAGTTCGCAGTACCTCTCCACGTCATAGCCTATCTTCTCTGAGGCTGGACCCTTGCGCCACTTTGGGTCACCGAACAAGGCCCACTCACCGTAGGTCTCTCTGTCCGGCCACTCCCGTCTTATAAATATCTCCTCGTCCTGTGATACTCCTGCCCATATCGCCACGTAGTTCCGGGCAAAGGCGGGGTCAACTACCTGATACCATGTGAGGGACTTCTTGTCAGGGAAGGTCATCCCGTATTTATTCGGCTCCTCGCTAAGAACATTGACCTCCGGGCTGAAGTTAGGTAGCAGTGAAGTCATTGACTTCGTAGGTAATCCGTAGGCACGGACCATGATCGTATCACGGTTTGCGTTCTTTAGGTCCTTAGCTATGCGGTCATAACCGCCAAAGGGGTTCTCGTCGGAGTGCAGGTAGACAACACCAGCATCTCGTTCGGGGCTGTATTGGATCACGGGAACCTGTTCACCATCCAGCAAAGAGGCAGTCTTAGTCTCCAGAGTCTCGGCACCCTTAAGGTAATCCGAAACGAATGGCGTGTACCCATCAATAGGAGTAAAGCCCAGAAGCATCTTACTATCTCTGGTTGCTAGACGGAATCGTAGGGTGTTGACCAAAGCGGCATCCCCTAGGTATTCGTCCAGCCAAGCCCCTATATTCATTCCCGTAGGGTTGCGGAAACCGAACTCAAAACCTTCTAGGATGGTCTGGTTATTACTGAACTGCGTATATGTTTTGAAGTCCACCCTAGTCCTGGTATCCGGGAAGATAAAGGAACTACCCGTGAACCCGTTCTGCATACTGAAGTTTATGTAGCCATCGATACTCTTGGTCTTTCTGCGGAACTCCCTAGGCATCATCTCCCAGACCGCAGCTTGCTGCACCTTGATAGATGTGTCCGCATTCTGACTGAAGCATACCACGTGTCCATCCATGTTTTCGGTCACGGATTCCATGACCATCTTAGCACACCCTGTTGTCTTTCCGCTTCTGTTCCCGCCGAAGGTAATGACCTCGTCGTAGTCCTGTAGGGCATCCCGCATCCTGCTCCAACCCGGCAGTTCAAATCCGTGACGAAGTGGATCCTCCTCAGCTGACTGTATCCTACCTTCGTGAGCCTCGTGCAGCGCAACCAACAGCTTGGGATCCGCCTCACCTAGAATAACTATCTCCTCGTCGGTAGGGGCTTCGAGGGCTGGGTGCTTTGTGAACTCAATGGTCATTATCAATACGCTCCTTTGCAATTTCAAAATATTTATTAACCTTCTCAATACCTATAAAACTACGTTCCAGTTGCTTAGCTGCTAAGCCTGTAGTTCCAGATCCAAGAAATGGGTCGAATACCGTATCACCTTTGTTTGACCATGAGATAATGTGGTCTTTTGCTAATTGTTCGGGGAACGGTGCGGGATGATTGTTTTTACCTTGTTTTGGTGCATTATTCCATATATTAAACCTTTGTCCATACTTTGATGTTATTTTACCTATTGTTGATTTAGGTTTCATAGAGCCATCCTTTTGCCTTATATTACCGCTAATTTTTTGTCCTACTGTTTTATTTTCCCTGTCCTTTATAGGATTAAATGTTTTTAATTTTCCTTTCACAAATACAAACATATATTCAAAAACAGGTGCATATCTTGTCTTTAAAGAGCCTACCGCCGAAAACTTACCTTTATTCCATATCATAGTATCGTGCAGGTTAAACCCCAAATCTATAGCATATAACGCTTGTTTAAAACTCGTTCCAGTCTCGCTTCCTTTAATAGTAGAATCTCCTACCACCCACACGACTACGCCTCCTTTCTTTGTAACGCGAAACAAGCCCTTAAGGACCTGTTTCCAAATACCTTCGTGCCACTGTAAACTGCCCTCGTAGGTTCTTAGGTTATCGTAGGGGGGAGACGTAACCGTCAAATCTACGCTTTCTTTCTGCATTTTAGTCATTTCTTCAATGCAATCTCCTCGTATTAACTCAATGGTCATTCTTCCTCCTCTGAATCCTCTGGGTCGCTCTCAAACTCCCACTCAATGTCTATGGCATCGTCACTGATCTCCTTCTGCATCTCATGCACAAGCATCCTACCCGCTGGCAGATGGTTGTAGTCAAAGAAGAGTTCTCCCTGTTCGTCCATGACTATGAAACAATAATTCTCAAAATGCTCTCCAAGTATCCCCCGGACTTGGTCATAGATGGGGTCATAGCTGGAATCCATAATTGATCTAGGCATCCTTAACCTCAGCCTCTATTGTCTTAGCTTCCTGTATCCTATCCCTAGCTGCCTTGATGGTAGCCTCGTAGTCATCCTGTGTGAAGACCTTTCTATCTTCCGTGATCTGTGTAGCTTCACCTCTAGCAGTCAAAGCCTCCCTACCTGCATTTGCCTTAGCTATGGATAGCTCCTTTAGGTCACGGAATGATACCTCAAATTCTGGATCACCTTCTAACCTACCACGGACCTTCTCAATGAGGTCCTCTTCCAGTGAGGACAAGTTCAAGTAGTTCCTGGCCGCTAGTCGGCCAGTTACTTCTCGGAACTTCCCTATGTGGTCCGCATAATCCGTTAGCACTGAGATCACTGTATCTCGACTGAACTTATATTTCTTTACCATCTTCGTCTGGGTCTCGCCCATAGCGTAGTGATAAAGTATCTCAGCCACCTTCCCTGGGTTAGCACGGCTTAGACTATTGACCTTCATAGCCTCCTTCTCCTTGCTTACCTCCTGAATACTCTCGGATATACTAGCCATTAGGTCCAGTCGCATCTCCTCAGGGGTAGGATTTATTGCACTCATTATGTCCTTGATGACAAGCACTTATATAACTGTCAAGGATTATTTCCGCCTGGATGAAAAATAATTGCATTTTTTGCTTGACATGGAAATTCGTGCTACATAGAATCCGGAATCTCCGCTGGAACAAAGGAGCATTAGAGCAGTAACCCTACTGAGTAATACAAAGGTAGTATGCGGATAGTATGGCCTATGAGTCATCTATTTTTTAAAGGGGTGTCTGATGATATATATATAACTGGTATAACGTCAAGCTGATCCCCTCCCCCCCCTCAGCTGGGTAGCCACGCTAGCACTCGATTGCTTGTCCACCTGATAGCACTTGGCTAGGCTGGCACTTGGCTGGGGTTTGCTAATGCGTGAAGGATCTTTTTCTTCTCGATCGGCCAGATGTATTCAGTGCCATCATTCTGCCCCAAGTGCAGTCCATTCAGTGCCATCATTCAGTGCCATTCATTCATCCACGGGTGCTATGATTCAGTGCCATCATTCATCCACCAATGAGTGCCATGATTCAGTGGTCAACGGACGGTCAAACAGGATGCCATGGAGTAGCTGTTTAAGGGTGCTTTGAGGGGTTGATTCTACGGTATCACGGAAAATAAACGAAAAAAAGTTTTACTGAGAGTATGTTGATAATCAACGACTTACGCGAGGCCCCGAAAGAAATATTGCTGAATATGGCTTAACTGGAAAAAAAAGCTTACAAAAGTTTGGAAAGTATGGTAGGCTGTTTCCATCGAAGCGATTAACGCAACGAATTAACCACACAAAAACACACTATGAAAACACTGACAGAATCAAAGCTAATCAGCAAAGACGGCACGTTTCCACACTCAGTATCTTTAAACGATACAGGCTCACCAATCACTCCGTTCTCTACTCATCTTAAAATCTACGAGACAGGCAGAGAACCATATTTCCTTAGCGGTGATTACTTCGACAGTCTAGAGGAAGCTGTAATAGCCTTCAAAGGGCGTTGCCTAGAGTATGGTTTAAAAGCCTAATGTCGAAACGCCTACGGGCGTCTGCAATCTTTGGCAAGATGCACTGATGAGACAGCCAAAACCACACAAAAAAAATAAATCATGAATAAATTACCCACAGTTAAATCAATCCTTAATACACCATCCATCTTTGAGGGATTCACCTTTGAGGACATGGTCACAGTCGGACGTGTAAACTCAGAACAAGCCACTTCCACTTGCATGATTAATGCACAAAAAGATTACATGAAAAATCATGGATGGGCAGACATGAAAAACATAGAGGCATTCCTTAATAAATGGTCAAAGCTTGAATCACAAGTGCGACGCAAATTTAAGGAAGCTGAGGAAATCGCATCCATCCTTTAATCAATAACACTAATCACTAATAACTAACCAACTACACACAAAAAACCATGAATAACGAAATCAAATCATTCTATGACCTCGAGCAAAGCGTAAAGCAAACCGTTGAGGCTTACATGCAAGACAACCGTGAAGACATTACCACGGCTCGCAAAGAATACATCGAAGACAATGGAAAAATCGACGGGTTCTTTTACGAGGACGAAATGCGGGCAGCATCGCAAACACTCGCTTGTGATTATGTAATATATTACAGCGATACATGGGCAATCTGCCAAGCGTCAAGATTTGGCACGTTTGAAGAAATGGAGTATTTTAATGATGCTGAAGACCAAGTGTCAGGTTGCCATGATGGTGCTGATTACATGGATAAATGCATGGGGAGCATTGCAAACCTTATCGTTGAAAGGCTCTGCATGGAGTTCTTCAGTCAGTTCTTACTCGTTGAACCTAGCGATACTGACGTTGCACTTTGCGAGACAATAGAGGCTCTTTAAATCCTAGCACATAACCACTTGCCCACCTTCTCTATTGAGTCGCGTGGGTTTTGGGGTAGACGGACACTCCGTCAAACTAACAAGAACCAACAAAAACCATGGATAACGAACAAAAATACACGCTACAAATCCTTAATGAGCTTTTAGAGGAAGTATTCGACATAGAGTTTGAAGCTAGACCTAAACACCTTCAAAGCATTGTTGAAGAAGCCGAAGCCCTTTTAATAGCTAAAGGTATTCGTTACAGGACACCAACAACTTAACAAGAACCAATAAAAATCATGACTAATATAGACGGAATAAAACTCTTACACGTTGACGTAAACTTCAACCCACAGGACGCATCAAAGGCGGACTTAATCACCAAACTAGATAACCAATAAACGATACTATGAAAATACATACTTACCAAGTAAAAGACTTAAATACAAACAAGGTTTTCGACTGGACACTTACGGACATCTTAAAGGAGATAAATCGAGACAACTCCGAAGACTGGGAGGCGTATAATAAGACAGACTGGCGCGAGGGCTGGGATGAATGGGCAGAGGGTGACTGCTTTACGCTTGTTTAAAATCCAAAATGATCAACCCATCGGCTCACGCTCACAAGGCGTGGGCTTTTTGGGTGCAAGCAATCCGCTTATAACTAACACGAACCAATACAAATCATGAACAATACATCTATGAACAATACATACACAAAAGACGAAGACACCATGGTCTTAGCATGGACTTCGTTGGACATCATTGAACACGCTAGAGACGGCATGGACATTGAATTAACAATTGAGCAGGCTAGACAGGTATTGCGAAAGCTGGAAGACACCTATGACTCGGAGTTTGGCATCAATTGGCACTCGATCACTTGCGCCATTGAGGAGATCACCTGCAACAAATAAAAATCATGCAAACGATCACCGAAATCATAGCCGACCTATCCATCGACATAGCTTGCTTGCTCGACGAGCCAAGCGAGGTCACGGAGCAGGACTTAATCAAAATGCAGGACTTAATCACCAAACTAGATAACCAATAAACGATACTATGGAAACAGCATCAAAACTAGAACCTTCCGCTTCCGATTTAAGGGATTGGGCTTCTGAAAACGAACCCGAAATATTTGAATTCGTGCAATTCATTCCGCCATTCGATCAACATTTACTGTTCCTAGTTCTATGGAATAAGCATCATGAAAATACATAAACAAAACAAGCTAGTTAAAACAGAAAAGCAGGAGGAGAATGCGTTCATCGTATTCTGGAGCATCATCGTTGGCGGCATACTGCTAGCGGTATCAATCATCATGCACTACCTATAAAAACTCAGCTCGCACCTTCACCGGTGCGGGCTTTTTTAGTAGACAAAGCCATCGATTTTATTAGCATCCAAACGAGACTGCGCGAGACGATCAAGCGCAGGAAACAACTAACAAAAACTAAATATGTATAACGGACACGCCAAATCTGCGCTGGCTTTTTGCCAGTCCATGACAGAAAAATATCACGAACTCCTCAAGACTGCGGACATAACCGATGCCGTCGAACGTAGACCTAACAGGCAAAAAATCTGTGTTGATCCAGAGGCTGAGGCTAACTGGCTATCGCTAGTCATAAAGCGAATTGAAAAGGACGGCACAAGTTGGAACAAAGCAGCCAAGGGAACTCCATGGGAGGGTAGACCAGAGGCACTGCGTCACCTTGCAGTCCGGCGTGGCATCTACAGCACGAAGATGCTGAAGGCCAAGAAAGACAAGGTTACCCAAAAGGTAAACGATGAAGCCAAGCGAGTGAACAAGCTAGCCCGGAGTAGTCACATGAATCTCAAGGACGCTTTAGAGGATAGCACGATCAACGAAAATCAATACTATGCTGCTAAAGGTAGGTTGAATTTACCTCATATAATTAAGCGTCCGAACTAGTTAAATCTCTTTGTCCTTCATTGACTTACATAACTTCTTCTTGACAGGAAAGCTAGGGTATGCCTATATGGAATCAGATGTAAGTTATGTTAATTAGATACTCTAACATAGCACTAGAATGATCCAACATATTACTCAAATATTACTGCACACTTTTTAAGTAAAGCTGTGCCTACATGAAACCAACTAACTGACATGAAATGTGATAAAAATAGATTCGGCAAAATATACGCCATAGCTTGCGGACCATACGTCAAGGTGGGCATGACTCACGGATCAGTAAAGGAACGTATGAAATCCCTACAGGCGGGGAACCCTGTTCAGATGAGTATTATGTTTGAAGCTGTCGTCGATGAGCAACAGTTAAGTGCTACGACTGGTCAGGTTGAATACGCCATTCATAAAAAACTGGACTCCTTCAAAGTTCGTGGAGAATGGTTTCAGATTGAGCGATCTCAAGTAATTAGTGCCATATTAGAAGTCATTGAGGGCTGGGAGCCAGTGACTAAAGTTAGAGATAACCTCCCATGTAAAACATTCATGGTGCGAGTGAGTGAGGAACAAATGAAATACTTAGACAGCCGAATACGGGACCAAACTATCTGCGACTGGTTGTATCGTGCCATTTTTGAAAGGATTGAGCGACAGAAAAAGGTTGCATCCTAGTAATTATTATGAAATTTCACAATAACCATAACCAACTAAACATATGAAAATAAAAATACACACCTATCCAGATGGACCCGCTGTGGGTCTGCCTAAAGATGAAATCGTATCAGCTATGGGACTACGTGGCCGATTCTCTGATGCTCGCATCGGACAACTTGAATGCGGGGATCAATACATAATGCCGATCCAGAACGAGCTAGAGCCTCGCAGTGACACTCAACTACTTGGGCTAATGGCGCAGAGACACCTACGGACTTGCTACGTGGACAACATAGTAGAACCCGAGGAAAAGACTCTAATAATTATGACCTCCGACGGTGGA